GAGAACCAAAACTAATCCTTTTGGGACACGACCAATACTTTAACTTAGAAAGATTGCTTAACTCAAACCAAAGATACTTAGGACAGGAAGAGTACCAAGTTGGTGTAGGTTCTGAAAGAACTTTCCCGGGTACAAGAACTGGACTAGTACTTGCTACTTACCAAGGTATCCCAATTATCCCAGACGCTGACGTTGCTAAGTCTGTATCATCTGCTGATGCTGTACTTGGTTCTAACGTTTATGTTTTGGATACTGATTATCTAGAAATTGCGATTGCACAACCAACGCAGTATGTAGAGAACAGAGATTACTTTGCAGCAAACGCTCTAGTTGTAAGAGGATTACTCTACACTATGGGTGAAATGCGATGTAAGAACATTTGGACACAAGCAAAAATAGCTGACCTAAACTCATAAAGTTTAGTGATGATACATGTGGGGGGACTTCGGTCCCCCTACTAATTTTATAAACAACATTTTGTGAGGACTGATAAGTGGCCGATAAGGACACACAAGTGAATTTAGCAGTTTATATGGAACGATTAGATTCTTATATTTCAAGTCAGAACGCCCTCAATGAAAACCTCTCTAAAAACTTAGAAAAGGTTGAAACCAAAGTCGATGATATCTCTCAATGGCGTAACAAAATGTATGGAATGAAAAGTATTTTACTGGCTATTGGGGTACTAATAGTACATACTTCCGCTATTATGGGTAGCTTTGTAGCTATCATAAATATAAATAAATAGGAGAATTTATAAATGGCTAACGAAAGACATACGGATTACAGAGAGTGGGACATAGATAGTTCTACTAGACAGTCGGTACATCCGGTTAATAGATATGTAGCAATCTCAAATGCTGCCAGTACCACCGCTGAAGA